AATATTTGTTCCATTATCATAAATTATACTATTATTTAAACTATTAGTTCCAGTCCATTTTGTAATAGAATTGGCTGAGCCAGTTCCTGTTGGAACCTCTGTGCCACTAACTTGTAGTGTAGTAAAATTTCCACTAGAGCTAGGAACCCACAATCCACCAACACTATTATACTGTAAAAATTGTCCATTAGTCGCACCGGTTACAGCAACATTATGAAGCTCTTCCAACTCATAACCATTTTGAACCCTAACCTCAATAACTCCTTCGTTTTGATGAGTTCGTACAATAGTTCCCATAGCCACAATATGATAAGGAGCATATGGTTTAGTTGTTGTTAACGCTCCTGATACTGTAGGACTCAAATATAAAACTGATCCATTAACATCTCCTATTGGCGCAGTTGGATTAAACTGATCAGTATTTAATCCTGTTAATGCGCCGAGCACAATAACTCTACCACTGCTCATATTATCTATAGCTTCGTAGGTTATTCCATAAGTACCAGCGCTACTAATATCAGCAGTAGCAAGAGCTTTTTGTATAGTAGGAAGATCACCCTGACCACCATTTATATAAACAGCAGTCATTTTGGGAATACTAGCCCCTGTTTTATTAAATACTGTTGTAACAACCGAAGCTGATGTTTCAACAGATGTCATAGTATTGCTAATGGTATAAATACCACTAATGCTAGAAACCGATATATCCGATCCTGCAACTATGTTTTTGACTGGGAGAAGCCCGCTTACAGCATTATTAAAATAGTTTCCGCTAAGATTAACAGGATTTAATCCTGACCATTGAGTAAATCCATCTCCAATTTTTAAAAGATTATTTGTAAGATCATAGCCGGGTTCACCACTAGCTAAAACAGGATTAGTCGATGCCCACTCAGACGATAATCCTTTGCGAAGTTGTATGGTGTTATTAACTGGCATAATAGTCCTATAATCTTACTAGAAATGTACTATAATCTACAATATAATAGCCAATATAAGAATTATGTCAATCAGGGTGAACCACCGTCGATTACAGCGTAGTAGATATAAGTTGGACTACCAGCACTAACGCCACTGATTCTAGTTAAGCCGTCTATTACCGTACTAGTTTGTCCTAGATTTACTACTGTACTGCCTAATGTTATGCCGCTACTAGCTAATTTAGTGACCGAAATTGCAGCAGTTGCATTAATATCTGCATTTACAATAGTTCCATCTACAATTTTAGCACTAGTAACAGTATTATCTGCTAATGTGACACTAATATTAAGAGTACCATTTTGTAGATCCGTTAATGTAACAGATCCTGTACCAGTAACATCACCAGAAAGAACACCAGTAATAATCGGATCTGGTTTATTTAATACTTTTGACCAGTCAATATTGGCATCTATTTCGCCAACAGCACCACTGAATACTTCACTAGTATTTGTAGCATCGGGAATAAATGTGAATTTGCCAGTATTATCGTCAAAACCAAAGAAACCTACTTTAGCTGCGCTGCCATTATGATATAAGAATTCAATACCCCTGTCTTTATTATCATCAAAAGTTGGACTATCGCCGCTGCCAATAGTGATAATTGGATCTCTAAGTTTAGTTACTGTGCTTTCAATAGTAGTGGTTGTACCCGCTACACTAAGATTACCATTAATTGTAACATTACCAGTTGTTGATAAATTATTTGTTACATAAACAGTGCCTAGTGTAACATCTCCAGTTGCGGACAAATTTCTTAAACTACTAAGATCTTTATTAGAATCAACTACTAAAGCTCTACTAGCCGCTACGGTACCAGCTGTAACACCAGATAAATATGCTAATTCAGCTAGCGTGGCTCTTGTTGAAGCATCTGTAATATTTGCCCATAGGTGGGTGTGAGAAGATAATGCATATCCGCTAGTATCAATTGTCAGTGTTCCGGCGCCATCATTATAAGATAGTTGCACACCAGTACCAGCAACCACCATACCACCAACGACATCTTGTACAGCTTCATTAAAGTCTGTGATGTCCGTTGACGGATGTTGATGAGCGGCAGCTGTAAATCCGGTCGGTTTACTGGTAATGTTGCCCCAGTGAACCTGACCGCCAGCGCCGCTGGTGTTTAATTCTGTTTCGGTATAGTATCTATCATCATGTGTGTGACCGCTAAAACTAACACCAGTAACATTAATATTAATTAATTGAGTGCCATTGTCGTCGTATTCTATATAAATTCCCGTACCGCCATTTAGTCCAGTAGCAACAACATCTCTAATTTCTTCTGGGCTAATACTAGCGGCTGTTACTCTAGCATCAACGGCAGAATTAAAATCCGTAATCTGAGTCGATAAAATGCCAGTCACAGAAAATGTTATAGTATTATTATTATCATCAACAGAAATACCAACACCACTATTACCAATTAAAATACCTCCAATAAGATCTCTAACATGTTCATTATCTAAATTAATTTGATAATCATCACCAGCTTGTACAACACCTATTCCAGTTCCAGCTGATACTGTGGTTGGAGAAGATCCGGCGATTACAATATCGTTACCACTTAATGTTAAACTAATATTTGAACCAGCTCTAATAGCATTAAAAATAGAAATACCAGTAACAATATTATTACTATCTCTAGAATATGATAATCCAATTCCGGTACCACTAGACAACGGAATGCCAGGATAGTAAGGCAAGCTTGTCCATGTGGTGAGACCATCACCAACTTTAAATAGCTGGCTATTAGTATTAAGACCAACCTCACCATTGCTGAGAGTCGGATTAACGGTATTCCAACCTGAGTTACTGCCTCTTCTTAGTTGTAGTGTTGTATTAACTGGCATTTTAATTCTCCGAAATTAGGATGGTTTTATGGTGTTCCGCAGTCTATCTCATAGTTATCGATAAAATTACTTAAATAAACATCTAAATCAGTAATTTGAGATGTTGTTATGGTTCCAGTAAATGATACTGGTGGTAGATCTGATACTAAAATTTTTTCAGTATTAACAACTTCCAAATAAATATTAGGAATATCTGCTATAGAGCCGCTTTCGATCTCTATAGATGTCAATGGTTCACTTTCAATTTCTACAACATAGATATAGCTCATTATGTACAATCCAATAAAGTGTCAGTTTTACTTTTACGCTTCAAAATAGTTACAGTACCATATATAATTCTAATAACGTATTTTCCACCTTCACTATAAAAGTTATCGTCTGACTGCAATTCTAAGTCATATTTAGCATTGGTAAATGAAAATCCATTGGTGGTATTAGCTGGAAATAATAAAGTTAATTTCCCATTAGCACCATCAATAGTAAATTTATATACACTATAATCAATGTTCTCTGTTGTAAAAACCTGTGTTACATTAGCATTAGTCTTCCATATTAGCCGAGCACACCATCCTGTGATATTGATAGGACTGCCGCTATCGTCTTTATATACTAATGCCAATTTAAAAGAGCTACCTTGTTCTATACTAAAGTTATATTCTGCTGCTGGCATTAAATGACTCCTGAAAAAGAGTGCTTATCATTATATTAATACACCCATCACAATAATAAAAAAAGCCGCCCGAATGAGCGGCTTTTCTTATTCATTGCAAAATCAACGAACTATTATAGAGAGCCAAGAAGAACTCTACGATTATCAAGAACAGCAAAGCCTTGCTCTGCCCAACCGTAGAAACCAGCTCTTTTCTGACGATGTAGGGTATCGTCTTCGAAGATCTGAACCTCTTCACGAATTGGCATTATGAAACTATCTCTCTTACGGAGATCAAGACCAACAACTAGCTCGTTGTCACCACCTGGGAGACTGGCGCTTAGTGTGTTGTTGTAGAAGAGTTGATATTCTTGACCTTCACCAAGTTCGTCTAGGTCGTGAAGATTAACACCAAAGACTCTGTTAACAGAACCATCAGCAGCGGTATAGATTTCACGACGAGTGACTTCATCAACCTGATCAACGCCCCAATTACGGATATCTTCCATAGCTTCGGGAGAAACGTATAGATCTGTTAAAAGACCACGATTATTTGAAGCAGAGTTACCGCCACCGTTACGACGCATAACGGTCTTCATCAAACTAACGAGACGCTTTGTGAACTGACCAGCAGCAGCATCACTATCATAAACTACGATGTTGCGATCAACACCAGCAGCCAGAAGTGTATGCCAGCCATCATCATTCATCTTCTTAACAAATGAAGCCTCTAGAACTTCCATAGCACGACCAACAACATCCCAGCGAGCATCTCTAGCATACTTTAGGAGATAGTCGATACTGGCGCCAATATCGAAGGTTGGGACCATAACATAGTCACCCTCAACATGGCGTTCTGGAATATAGCCGTGATTTGGAACAGTATAGGCAACAAAGTCCTTTTCTGTTCCTGGAGCTAGAAAATCAAGGGGAAATTCTGGAGTAGCACTTTGAGCCAAACGAATTGGTTCGAAGATGCCGTTCAGAATATCGCCATTTAATACACCCTGACGAAGTGGCTGCTCTAGAGCTTTTGCAAACTCTGCATTAGCAGCTAACGATGTTTCTCTGTGTGCAGAGCCAGAACGAACAAGAAGATCTGTTAATTCTGGTGTTGGTTGAAAAACTTTACTATTTGCTGACATGTTTATGTTCTCCCTTTTGTTTGATTAGGCAATGTTTACTGCTACTTTGACATAACCATCTGCGTCTTTTGAACTCAAAAAACGACCAACTTTATAAACTGCATCTTCTGTTGTGCCGTCCGCAGGAGCAGAAGCGGAGAAATAACCGCTTGCACCAACATAAGCAGCAGCACCAGCAGATGGTGTACCGGTTACAAGATTAGTTGTAACTTGACCAACTTGTAGCAAAGTAACTTTGCCACCGACTTGAACTTCGTCTTTGTGCCAATTGATGTGTTGTCTTGTAAGATCAAGATTAACAACATCATTTAGAAGAACACCAACAGGCTTGCATCCACTAGTTGTTGCGGCGTAACTAACAACAGCGTTGCTGTCGTCCATTGCCACGCCAGAACCACCGGTAGATACTGAAGCAACGCCACCTCTGGTAGCTGTTGTGTTCATGAAAAATGAAACGTCTGTTTGTAATTCGATACGATCAGGTTTTAGAGCCATGTTTACTTCTCCCTTATTATGAGTTTTTACCGAGTCTAGCGCTTACGAATTCTAAAAGTTCTGCACGAACTGTTTCTGTTTTTGTTTCTGTCTCATCACTGCCAACACTAAGATCAACAGTTTCTTCGACTTCAACTTCTTCTAGGGCAGAAACACTTTCGTCTTCTGATGCCATGGGCTTCTTCTTTGGTGGCATAACGGCAGCTTCTTCTTTCTTGGTCTTGTCTTTCTTGATTTTTTCTAACCAAGGAGGCATTTTACCAGCAAATAGTGAAGTCATGCTATCAAAAGCTTCGTCTTCGATGGATTCGAATTTATCCACAACACTCGCTGCGACCTCAGTGTCTACGCCTTGTTCAATTAGAGAGGCCATTCTTTTCATTTTCTTTTCTTTCTTAGCCATCTCTTCTTCTTTCATTTTCATAGCGGCTAAAGCTTCGTTAGCGACATCTAGTTCGCTCTTAGTTTTCTTAGCCTCTTCGTCCATAACTGCCTTTTCACTATCGTACTTTTTGGCTAATGTCTCAAGTTCTACATCAAAAGCAGCTTTCATCTTCTTCATTTCTTCTTCCATATCTTCTTTTGCTGCTTTCATTTTCTTCATCTCTTCGTCTTTTTCTTTCATAGCAGCTTCAAGAGTTTGGTTAGTATCTTTGAGTTGAGAAGCTAATGAATATGCTTCTTTGACAGTATCAGCGCAGTTAGCTGAAACGTTATCAATTTTTGCGCCTAGTTCTGCCACTTGTTTTTCTAGATTTTCAGTCATAGTTATATTCTCCACATTTGAGGTAGACTTATTTAGTATTACACCTGAATTAGATAAATCTTCATTTTTTTTCGTCAATATATCAGTCATTTGCTTTTTAGTAAAAATAATACTATCAGGATTAGCTGGTTTATCGACAAAACCTTTACCACTAAAAGTGATATTTCTTAGTACTCGACCTATCTTATAGTCTTGGTGTTCGCCTTTTCCACCATAGGCTCTAAGATGTTTTGTTAAATATGCAGTATCATTATTTCTTGCTAAAATTTTATATTCTGAAGTGGCTTTATTAATTAATCCATAATCAAAATTTCTAAAATAACATTCCATACTAACATATTTTGTTCCATTTTCAATTTCAGCAATTAATTTTTCAGCTCTTTCTTTAAGATCTGTACTGCTAAAAGCCCTATAAATAACTGAACCAGTTAAAATATGAAATTTATCTGGTAATAAACCAGGATCAATATTGTCATCAATTGGAGTACCATCTTCATCAATAGGCCAATTAGATGTGATATGTCCTATAATAAGATTTTCATCATGTTCCAGATTAGTGGGTTTATCTTCAGGTGTTTTACGAGCAGCCCAAACTTCAGCTTTATCAAAAATATCATCGTTTTTATTCCAAGAAGAGCTTACTAAAATTGATTGAACATAATATAGATCAGCATCGCTGAATGATCCGGAACTTTTTGCTGCTATACTTTTTAGCTTAGATAATTCTACTGGTTCCAGAATAGAAGCATATGCTATAGAAGCAGAACTAGATATCTGTTCTGCTAATCCATCATCTGTCTCTTGAGGATAAATAATCATATGATTAAACCTTCAAAATTATTATTGTTGATTAATAAAAGCATAGTATGTGGCTTTAGCCTGTTTTTGTTCATCTGATGACAATTCTCTGCCCAACTCAGATACTACGCCTTTTATCCATACACTATAACCTTCTAAAGATTGATGATTTATATTAGATATTTTTTCTGAAATATATTCAGAATTAATTGTGCAGAAGGGCTTTAGTCCAAAAAGTATTTCTGCTTTAAGGTTTTCTAGCTCTTTAACCTCTGTGCTTGATAGTGATCGCAAGTTTTTTTTCTGATAAAATTCTAGCATAATGGGATTGATAATACTAGCTATATTTTCTTGTGCTTGTGACGCCCAAAGAATTAGACTGGCTCCGGTTTGCGGTCGAAATTCTTTTTGTTTGCGCTTTTCGGAATCTCTGGATAATTTTGGCCTGCCTTGCTGCGGCTCCCCTGGCAAAGATTCTGGCGAATCTTTGGCCAACTGTGTTGGTTTAAAAGCTTGCCTTAGTTCTAATGAGCTTTTTTCTCCATTTTTTCTAGCATCTAATTGTAGACCAACTTCGCTAGGAGATGCTACGCCACTTTGTAACGCAATTTTCTTGAGTCCGTTTTCTGGTTGTGGATCGTGCCAAGGCCCGGATTTTTTAACCATTCTTTCACTCTTTCTATCTCTAGCTTCTCTATTAAGTCTACTCTTTTCCATGTCCGGATCAATGCCAAATCTATGTTGTAATAATTCATCGCTAATAAGACTTCTATCAGCTAGTTGTATTAATAGAGCCTTTTCAGCATCTTCGTTACTGAGATCCATTTTATCAAATTCTACACGAGCAGGGTATCTAAATCCCATGGCTTTTTGTACTAAAGCTATCTCTCTGTCCCAAAATTCTGTTAATGCATCTCTTCCGTATTGAAGTCTCTGTGTGAGAGTTTTTAAGCTGATAAAGTTATTTGTTGTTCCAGCTGCTCCATACGTTCCAGTTAGTGTTGGAGGAATACCTAAACCAGCATAAACACTATTAAGGTGTGGCGTATATTTAGCTTCTCCTAAAAATTGATGAACATTAGTTTTACTCTCAATTAGTTCTATGTCTGGACCCCAAACAAGATCCATAGTGCCGCCACCAACATTATTACCAAGAATCTGAGCCAGCTTTGCTGCCGCAGCTTTTGTTGGAGAAATTTTATGTTCAAGGCTACCGAGTTTAAAAATGCGAATATTACTAATTGCGCCGTCTAAAGCCGCCATATCTGCTAATTTTAATTTTTCTATAACTGTAATATCGTCCATAATACTATAGATCATAGGATAAGCCCAGCTTTGCCAATCATCTTTCTTGTAATGAAAAACTAAAACCTTATCCGGGTCTAGAGGAAAAGGCTTCTTGGTTTTAGCTGCTTCAACAATTTGAATTGGTAAATTAGTTACTATGGCTTGTTCTTGTGGTGTTTTGGGAGAATTAATAACTCTTCTTAAGGCTGCTGGTAATACTAGTTCGTAGGTTTTGCTTGAAGAAAAAGAGGATAAAGCTCCAGCAGATACCTCAACATAAAATGGATCAATGAAAGTATATTTCCATGGAATTTCTCTTTTTTCTAATTTGATAGTTTCTGTTTCGTTTATTTGTAAATCAGCATTACCAACGGCTTTATATAGTTCATCAGATACTTTAAGACTAAGTTTTCCAGTTTGTCTATTAATAACAACATTGCCTGTTTTGTATAGATTATTAAGAAATCGTTCGCTGCGTTCTTTGCCTTTGATTTTTTTAAACCATGTTCTGTAAAATCTTTCAATTCTTTTGTTTTTATGAACTAGACGAATACCTTGGGATCCAAAATCGCCCATAAGATCGACAACATTTTTTACTAAACCTATTCGTTGGTAAATATCTTCTGCTTTTTTAATAATACCTTTTATTCTTTTAGGAACTGCTTCGTCTGGTCTAAAGAAGTCATAATCACTACGCGTTAGGCCAGGACGACCATCAGTATTAGAATCTAAGCCAGAATAGTCTAATCCATAGCGTCTCATAGCAGAAGAATGTTCTACTAAAGTATATTCCGACATAGCTTCTGAGGATGTTTTAAGAGCTTCTTTTTTACTGCCTAGATCGTCTCCCCATGTAACATAGGCTTCTTCACCAATTATGGAAGCATCATTAATAGCGCTACTTTTTGGATATTTTTTGCTCATATATTTTTAATACCATTGTATTGGGATTGTAATGCGATTGTATCTTTAATACACTAATTATCTATAAATTCCGCCGTAAATATCGTCGTTGGCCCCGGCTACAAACCAATCTGGTCCTTTATACATCTGTCCTTCATGTTTTACTATTTGATCTCTGTTGCCTCCAATAACCTCATAGTTATTTTGAGGAACTAAAGCTATTCTTTGTTGTCTAGCTATCATATTAGCTATTACTAAAGCACTATATCGGTCTTTTCTTAGTCTTCCTTTTTTACCGTTTTGTAGTTTAACTTCTGGAGTATCCCATCGATCTCTTCCTCCGGACCCTGTACTGGTTTGTGTCATTACTATAGTAGTAAGCTCATTTTTTAGTTCTTCTATTTCTAAAATGCATTCACTGAGGCTGTCATATAGTGGAGATAAATCTGTGTTCATAATATCTTTACCTTCTTTATCTAAAGCTAATCCAAGCGTTAATTGATCAAAGCGAGGAAATAGCAAAGCCTTATCCTCTAAGTCTTTTCTTAGTCCATGATTAGCCTGACCAGTCCAATCTGCTCTAACAAATTGAATTAGTTCAAGAATATGTTGTCCTGGTTGATCATCAGTGTCTTTAGATTTATCATAATCAATAACAGGCCATATTAAAGATTCTCCTTCTTGAAGACGATTAGGGTCGTGTAAAGCTTCTTCAATAGATACTCCACCACCTTGAGCATCAAGCCCGATGCGTAAAGGAGGAAAGCTTTTCATTAAATCTCGTATCTTTCTAGCACAATAGCTATAAAAATCATGGTCTTTAATCAGCCCTGTTTTTTGTCTTTCTTTAAAATTATTACGATTAGTAGTCCAACAATAAACTACTCTACAATGGTCTTTATGAACTTCTAATATAACAATACTAAAGTTGTCTCTTTCAGAAGCAGGGTCTATACCATATACATAGTGATGATTAGCGTTTCCAGTTACAGTTGCATCAAACAGAATAGGTTTACTATCTAGTAATATGGGTTTAGTATCACTAACAACACAACTCTCTATAAGGCTTCGTTTAAAAAATCCGTCACTATCAGCAGTAAAGCAAGCAGCGTATTCCATATTATATATACCAGTATGAATAGTTGCTTTGGCTCGTGCCACTTGTTTATCATCCATAAAACCCTTGGGTATTAATTCATACGGTATGCGAATAATACTATAGTCTTGCCAATTAAAATTATCTGGAACTTCTCCATTAAATATTTCTCCTAGCTTTCTATTGTCTCCGCCGCTTTCTATAATTGCTTTATATCGTCTCCAATAGGATGCAAAATGTTTAAAGGCATAATCAGCAGTTCCACTAATAATAGCTTGGTTGCCCATTTTATAACTTAAAATTTCTAAATCATTATTCCAAACACCAGCATCTTTCATAGCTTGTTTACGGGCTTCTTCTTTAACGTTCTGAATAGGACTAGCAGATACAGCAGCGAATCCAGCTACTACTGTTTCATAAATGTCCGGAGATATTGATGCGAACTCGTCTGCGATGATAATGTGTGCTCTTAATCCTCTAATTTTGCTACCATCGCCCATTGGTACAGCAATTGTCCAGCTGTCTCCTAACCTTATTGTACATCTATCAACATCTCGACGCGGACCATCATCAGATCCTGTAAATATACTGCGTAAGATCGGACTAGTACGCCACATATTTTCCATATATTCAAAGATAATTTTACTTTGACGAAATGCAGCACCAACAATAACTATTTTAGTTCCCGGATGAAAAATGCATCGTAAAACAGAATACAAAGCTAATAAAAAGCTTTTACCCCAACCACGACTAGCAATATACATAGGGAATGGACGATTCCAAAATTCCTGTAAAATTACTACTTGCATAGGATGAAGTTCAATATTAAAAAGTAATTTGCAAGTAGCACCAAAATATTTTGGATCACGTAATAATCGTATAAGATGTAGGTCTGGATTCTCTATCTCTTTTTCGGTTCGTCGAATCATGGGATTATTCGGTATGTTTAAAACCGACAAATCACCAAGACCCAACCAAGCATTATCAAATATTTTTTTCTGGTTGTCCGTAAAGCTCATAGATTTTTCTCATAATTGTTATGGCCATTTTTTCTGCATTAGACGCATCACCACAAAATACTACTTTAATATTATGTAATATTTGTAGTTCAATAATATGTTTAAGAATAAATTTTGGACCTATTTTTAATTTATCCCACATTCTTTTGGGAACATTCGAACCGACAGGATATATTAAAATGTCTTCAAGATCAAATTCTAATAGTAAAAAAGCATAAGGAATGCGTCTCATGCGATCAATAACATCCTTGAATCTTTTTTCCGTAATATTATTAGCGAATTCGCTAACGCTTCCTTTTCTTTCTATACAAAATAGGGTCTCTAGTCCTTGTAGCGAATAGTCTCCAGTATCTAATTTAGATACGCTTTTAGTCATGTGTTCAAAAACCCATGGATGTTGTTCTCTTGTATCAACAATAATATGAAAGTTACTGAAGTCTATCATTGGCTAATATTCTTAAAAAGGTTTCTGCATAAATTTCTTCCATGCCTTTAATTAAATCATGATGATATTTGCAAAGAGTAATACCGTTATTAATATCAAATCTTAATCCAGGATAGTTTGCCCAAGTTTTGATATGATGAGCATTAATTTTTCGTTTTAGAGTACAATTTGGCCATCTGCACTTATACTGGTCTCTTTCGTAAACGCTTTTGCGCCACTGTTTATATTGAGAATCTCCAAAATTTCTAAACATGATCGTATACTCTAAGATCACTTTCAACCATTTCGTTAACTAGGTCTTCGAATGAATAGTCACTATGCCACCCAAGACTCTTTTGGGCTTTGGTTGGAATACCTCGTAAATATTCTACTTCTGCTGGTCGATATAAATTTTCGTCAATAGATAGGTGATCTTTGTAATTTAATCCGGCTTTACCAAAAGCAATTTTAACAAAATCATAAACACTATATGTGCTGCCCGTTGCAACAACATAATCGTCCGCAATATCATTTTGTAACATTAGCCACATAGCTTTAACATAATCTTTAGCGTGGCCCCAGTCTCTTTTGGCGCTTAAATTTCCTAGCTGTAAAACTTTATTAGTGCGATTATTAACAAGGTCGCCGATATATTTGGTTATTTTTCGCGTCACAAAGTTTTCGCCTCGTCGTGGACTTTCATGATTAAATAATATGCCGCAACATCCGAATAGCCCATAAGCCTCACGATAAATTCCTACTAATCGATGACTAGCTAATTTGGCTACTCCGTATGGACTTTGAGGAATAAACATGGTATCTTCGTCCTGGTATGGTTCATCATATTTAATAGTATCATAGTTTTTACCATACATTTCGCTGGTGCTAGCTTGATAAAAGCGTGTTGCAGGAGAGTACGCTCTAATGGCCTCTAGTATGTTGACTACTCCTAGAGTGTCAATTTCTATGGTCGTGGACGGATTTTTAAAAGATGATCCTACGTGGCTTTGTGCTGCTAAGTTATAAAATTCATCGGGCTGATATTTATTTATTAAATTAGATATGCCTGCTGGATCCGTCAGATCGCATTCTTCTAAAACTAAATGGGGGGATTTTATTAGGTGATGGATTCTATCAAAATTATTAATACTACTTCGTCGATGCATTCCAATGACTTTATAGTTCTTGTCTAGTAGTAGTTCTGCTAAATAGCTACCATCTTGTCCAGTAATGCCTGTTATGATTGCGGTTTTCATGAATTTTCCTCTCGTGCTAAAACAATCTCTGGGGTAAGAAGCGGACTATCCAGAGTATTATCAGCATAAGAGTGATATTCGGATAGTTTATTTTTATAGTTATCGGCTGCTATTTCCATAATAGCCATTTCTTTGCCTTCTTTTTCTCTTGTCTCTTCGTCTTCAAGCATTCGTATTAATCCGACCCAGGAGCTTTTACCATCTTCTATTCTTTTGATTCGTTGTTCACGAGTAGCTTTAAGGTCTTTGCTAATCTTTTGCTGTTCATTAAGCAGTTTGGTATACTCATTAGTATAATTAGCGATACTGTTGCGGGCGAATGATAGTTGTGTTTCGAGGTTGGCCAGTTTTGGAATATCTCGTTGATCTTCACTTTTGGCATATTCTTTATCCACTTCATTTTGAAGTTTTTCGGTATCACTGATGTGGCGTTTGCGTTCTTTCATGCTGCGGTTAATAAGAATATCAATAGTGATAAATTGTTTGATTTGAAGTTCTTCTGCGGGCAAAACATCTTCTCGAAACTGTTTAATTAATCCTACCCAAGTATTTTCAAAGTAAGATAATTCTCCACTATCTTTATCAAACTGTTTTTCAATCTCAGACCAAAAGGTTTTTAGATATAGCTTTTGTTTAAGTATTTGATCATCTGATGATGTTGATGATAGTTGAGTTTGTTGAACGTACTTTTCAATAGGGGCGGTACTACGATTAAGATTAGCTGCAATTTGTTCAATAGTTAAAGCGCTAATATTATCTCTTATATACTTTTCTTCGTCTAATCCTAGTTGTCCTCTTTTTTTAGGACCTTTATGATTTTGATTTTCCATGAGTATCTAGTATCTCTTTAATAATGGGTAAAATCTTTTGTAGATCAGACTTATAAATTTTATCTCCGTGTTTTAGTTTAAGATAGGTTTCTCTATGTGGTGCAGGAATGTGTTTATCTAGTAGATCGAAAATTTGTTTATTATTAACATAATCGGCTACTGATTCTAATGAGTGTAAATTAAGAGAATTATCTCCAACATCTTCAATAGCAACGGGCTTCATGATATTCTTCTTATTCATATTACGAGTATACCAAGCATCATATTCTTCGCAATCATTTTTATTTTTAAATTCTGTGCATTGATTTTGTGAATTGGCACAGTGTTTGTCATAAAAGCGACAACTTAGACAGGGTTTATCGGGCCTTTGGTAGTTGTCTCGTTTGTAATTAAACAACCGATTACGAACATGGGTCCATAAAAAGTTTTCTAGTGGGCGAGAGTTATCGTACTTTTTTAAACCTTCGAGAGCAAATATAGCTGCCTGTTGTTTCATGTCTTCAATACTATGATATCCAAAATTAAATTTGTAGGCTAATCTTTTGCTAATGTTTTCTAAAACTGTAAGAAACTCTTCTTCATTCACGTTGTTCGGTAGTGGGTTTTTCTTTTTGCTCATATAATAATTCTGCTATGCTTTTTCCTTCGGGCATATTAAGATCGTTAGTAATATCTACGGTTCCTGATGCTTTAATGTCTAAAGTTGAATTTGCTAATGAAAAATTCATAATTGAACCTCTTGCGTTAAAATGATCAAGTATTAGTATAATACTGTTGTTACACTATTTGTCAACTTAAATAAGGAAAAAATTATGGCTAACTACAAAAAGTGGTCAAACGAAGAGATGGAATTTATAAAGAATAATCACGGGGTTGTGCGAGATGAGGAACTTGCTGTTAAGCTTAGTCAAATGACCGGGCAAAATGTTACAACGGCCATGATCAGACGACAAAGGCGAAAGCTAAGTCTCAAAAAGAGTCGAGGGCGACCAAAGAAGCAAGGCATCTTAGCATCAAATAATCAAAACTGATAGATTATAAAGACTATTCAGGGGCCATCTGTGAGGTTTAGGTGATACATTTATGGTATGTGTCGCTTACTGTTTATGCCCTCCGGGCGGCTTTTTGAGATTTATTCTCAATAACGGCACAAAACGAAAAAACCCCCCATAGGTGGGGGATAGCCGCAGCAAATAGTATGCCACAAAAAATCTTTTTTTCTCTAATTTTTTTTCTTGCAATTGCCGATACTATTTGTAGAATGATGGAAACGAAAGAGAAGGGTAGAAAAATGTTGACGATTGCAAAGATTCAAAATTGTGTTCAAAAGATTTTTGGCGACGAGTCGCATAACGTGCGAATCCTACACGCCGGAAACATGTTCAAAATCGAGATTCGGAATAGGATCCATGACGGGGTGTGGATTCGTTCCGAAAATACGATGGAAGAAAAAATCAACGATATTTTCTACGATTATTGTATGGAAAATGTCGATTGGATGGGGATTTCATAATAGGTAAGATGGGCGGATTAGCTAATCTGCTCGGGCAGCAAATATCGTGCCACAAAAAACAAAAAGATTTTCTATTTTTTTTTCTTGCGTTGGCCGATAAGTAATGTAGAATGATTGAAACGGAACGATAAGACTAGAAAAAAGGAAAAGTAAAATGGCTATCTTTACTCGCCCCCGTGCTAATGGTGGAGTTGACGTTGTGGGAACCCGGATTGTCTGCAACTATCAGGGGTCGAAGGATCCCGCCCCTCTTCGAATTGAGGGTATCGTCAAGAGTCAACGAAAAATCGAGGGTAAGGGTAATTTGCTCGTGGTCGAGACTGCGGACGGGTTCCGGTCGATCTACTTCGAGAAGGCTACCGATGTCACGTTCACCATGGTCGAGGGTGACCCCCGCCGTCGGGTGGTTCACAATACCGATGATGGATATGATGCTTGGAAAGATGATAACCTTGTGAAGTATGGATACGTCCCCCGATATAGGGGGCGTTGGTAGTCGAAAAGATTTGCTGTTTTCTTTTCTTGCAATTGCCGATACCTAATGTAGAATGAGTGAAAAGAAGGAGAGAAGGAAAATGAGAAAGCCCCCTAAGATTGAAACGATAAAGGGTAAAATTAATGCCTATGCTTATAAGTGTGGGTTTACCTATCATCCCCAAGAGGATGGCACGTTCGCATTATTCGATATCCATATGGGGTATTACGTTTGCCGTGGTTCTCATGATAGGATTGTTCAGTTTGTTGTAGATGAGTTGTGGGCTAAGTATTATAGGCTTTGCCATTCTTGAAAAAGGAAATACAATGAACATTTCAGAAATGATCGTACGGCTTGAAGAATCGGGATGCACTGTGCAACGTGTTCCGGGAGACAACCGTACACTACACGTTGACGGTTATCACCACCCCCAAAGTAAGGGGTTGCCCGATTGGTTGTGGGACTGCCCCGGATGGGGGATATCGTCGTGCGGATGGGGTAGAGCGTTTTTGTTCAAGGCATGGTAACCCCCCAATAGGGGTGTGTTACCTAATCCGGCCGGTCAGCGCACCCCACCTATGGGGTATCGACGTAAACCCTTACGGCTTAAGGACTTACGACGAAAACGCGCCCGCAATTTTGACGTAAGTGCTTATATATCAACGACTTACGACGCATAGCAAATATCATGCCAAAAAATAATTTTCTTTTTCTAATTTTTTTTTCTTGCAAGTACGATAATGATATGTAGAATAAGTGAAAAGAAAGAAAGAGAGATTGAAAATGGCAAACCTGATTGTTCTGAATACTAAGGCTGAGTTGGTTGACCTTATCAACAATACGGAAATGACGACGTTTGTAAATCGTGTGGCCTTTGCCATGGATTTGCTTGACCATGTTCGTGCTAATGGTAATGAGATTGCCATTGACGATGAGTTAGGATTCATGGATGATGGTGGATACATTCAGATTGACGATATGGGCTATGTTGTGGCCGATTTTGCAATCTGCTGATTTTCTTTTCTTGACAACTAAAGTTTCGAATGTAGAATGTCGATATAAAGAGTAAGAAAGAAAGAGAGAAAGAAAATGAATGTTGGTGATTTTGTTTTCGCCGAATATGATAATGGCGAGATTGTGAACGGTGAAGTGGTCACGGTTAGAACGTTTGGGGATCGTATGCTCTTGACTGTCAAGGCAGAACAAGGGTATCGGTCGATCTATCTTGACAAGTGTATCACGTTTGATATGCTGGAAGCCTCTAACTGAAAGTGTAATATGTTGACTGTCAAGCCCGAACATTATCGTAAGACTTTCGAAGATATGAAAACTGAACATTTGCAACTGTGGCTTCATCTCGCACAGAATGAACTCCCCTCTAAAATGGGGGCTGCTCGGGAACTTATCAAAGCGGGTATTAGTGCTGCGGCCAGTGAATTGTTGTTCCGGTGGAGGCATAGCCTGTGATATACTGGGAAACTTCAAGATGCTCTGATAGATATAGAGTATGGAAAAATGGCGATATCGTGGGTGATAATCTTACAATCGATGAATGTTGGAAACTAATAATCTCTATACAGGATAACAAATAATGAATAGCCTTGATAAGATTCTGGCAGCTATGCGAACTGGCAAGTATGGTAGTGTTATTGATACTAAAGGTAATGCTCATGTTGGTATTATCAATAGTATCATGCGAGAAGATGGTAGCGGAAAGAATTGGATTGTAACAGTGAACAATCGTACAGTAAGTGAACAAGTGTTCATTCATGCGTCATAAAGGAATAATACATGAGAAGTATCGACACCCTTACACTGCAACACGAATTACGACGCTCACAGTTTGTTCTTGATAGATGTACAACCGAGCAGCAGAGACAAATGTATAGGCTATATATAAAAGACTTATCTGCTGAACTACTCTATAGATATCGTGAAATGAAGTTAGCCCCACCGGCATAGTATACGTCTGTACCAGCTAACCCTACGGGTTGGCAAGATGGGCTATAGCCAGCGTAAACCCTTGATATATAAGGACTTACGACAAAAAAGCGGGCGAGATTTTGACGTAAGTGCTTATGCTGCAATGACTTACGACATAGAGCAAATGCTGTGCCGCAAAAAACTTTTTTTGACTGATTTTTTTTAGTTGACAAACCGATACTAGAATGTAGAATGATTGAAAAGAAAGAAAGAGAGAAAGCAAATGGAATGGCTGGTTTTCAACGGTAATATGCAAGTGATTGGTACGGTTGTTGCTGACGGTTATACTGAGGCTTTTATGGTCGCCCGTTGCCGATTTGGTTATGTCGAATACATTGAGCAAATGTAGGGATTGACAGTCTACCAAACCTTTGATAAGATAGTCTCAACAAGAAAGAAGAAAAAATGAAAACGAAGTATGCTATCATTGAAAACGCCAAGCGTCAGGCCCGGATGATCTTCAAGGGTATCGCTATTCCGATGCTCGTCGAGATTCCGGACGATAAGGTAATCGAAGGTGAGGATGCTTACTATGTCTACAGTGTTGACGGCCAAAAGCGATACCTTGTCACCGAAAAGGTTCTCAAGTTCAATCGCAAGGCTCTGCGTCGTGCTGGTACTGTCAAGGTCACCAAGGCCGACCCCCGACTTGTGGGGGGTGAGGATCTTATGCGATTCCCGGTTGGTAAGCCCGGCAGTCGTGAGCGTGTTGAGGCTCTTGCTGCACAGTATGCTAGTCTGTCAGAAGATGAGATGAGCCCCTTTGCTGATGAGGAGTAAAAACATGCTCAAGAATCTTGAAGATAAAACGCTCTCAGTAATGTGGACAGTAACAGAAGGTACTAATGATTTGTACAGTATTTATCTTGATGGACAACTGTACATGAGTCACCTGTCGTTCGATGAGTTCTACCCCATATATAGGGGGTTGCTTAAATAGACGTAAACCCTTACGGCGTAAGAACTTACGTCAAAAGGGCGCCGCCCGCCGCGTCGTAAGTGCTTATGCCACAATGACTTATGACCACTAGCAAAAATTATACCAAAAAGAAAAAACTTTTTTCGCTAATTTTTTTTCTTGACGTTTCCGATATCTAATATATAATCGAAGCACCAACCCACAAAGGAGAATCCACAATGCTTCACGATTTTGATGAAATCAATGTTATCCTCTCCGCCATGCACGACGAAGGTTTGGTCGAACCGATTGATGAGCCGTCATGTCATCCTCTTGAGTGGGCGGAGGTTACTGGGCTAATCGAGGAAGTGATGGAAGAAATCTATCCCGAACCCATGGTTGACGAACACGGTATTCTTTGGTATACTTACTGAAAAGGAGAAAAAGATGAGTCACCCCGATTCCTGCTACGATCCCGATAACTCTTACGAGGATGATGACATGGCATACAACTATGACGATTACAATGGCTTTCATGACGAGGACAGTGCGGGCTATCATCCAGATGCCGAGCATGAGGTTGCTTCACAATTTAATGAGAATGACGAAGATGAAGAATGGTTTGACGATTATGATGATAGTATGGATGGAGATCACGAGTCCGGCCTTGCGAGTGCGGGTTGGGGGACCGATGAGGATTACGGCCACTATGGAGATGACATCGATTCCTTCCACGATTATTATGGTGGAGAGGACTACTGATAAAAAATAATAATACGGGGTATTATCAGTTTCGAAAGGATAAATAATGTCAAAAGATGAACCGTATGTATATGTATTAGATAATCATCGTGGTGATAGAGTATGGGTGCGGGAAAATTATGTAAAGTTATATCCTCATCTATATACGCCCATACAGTTTAATGGAAAAACCATGACCAGTGACTGCCCGAACGCAAACCCTTGTGTCGTAAAGACTTAGGGCGAGCGGGGCCGGCCGACTTTAACGTAAGTCCTTATTCGACAACACTTTAGAGCAAATTAAAAAATTGTCTTTTTTTTCTTTGACAACTAAAGTTGCTTTGATAGAATGTCGATATACAAGTAGAAGAAGGAGAAAATACAGATGAGAAAGCTAAGCAAAACGGAAATTGCTGATTTAGAGTTTGACGCTGATCTTATGGGTTATAGGGTGGTCTATCTGCCAAAACCACTTGACGAGAATCATTTCGTGTTGTATCGTAAAGAGCCAGTGTTGACTCATATCGGACACTATCGTAATCTTATCAAGGTTCGACAGGCTATGCAGGATAACTACGTTAGTCCTAGCTAACCCTACGGGTTTGGCTGGTGTGGCTTTAGTCAGCCTAAAGTTTTGACTCTTGACAAGACGATATATTATAGTAAACTGATGCAGGAAAGGGAGACTTATGGTAACTCTGCTGTTTACGATTGCTGGTGTAAGTGGTTTATTTTTATTTAGTGAGATTCTTGCTAAGATTTGCAGGGATCTCAACGAATATAATACTATGAAGCAAAGAGGATTTATGCGTATGAAGGATGATAAGGGCGAAGATTTCTGGGTAGGTTACGGGGATTGACTCTAATTATAGGAGAACACGGATGTTTGAAATTGATTTTGTTAGTGTTGTACTTGGTTATATTCTCGGGGTTATACTTTGTTATAATACTGCACCTCTCTTTTTTATGGAGAAGAATGATGAGGATAAGTGATCTGATTTTGTGGAGTGTGGCTTTTATTTGTGGCTGTACGGCTACATATCTAATGAATTAAAACTGTTCGATGTAACCCATTGCCACTAAACAACTTAGGGCAAAATGGGCCGGCCGAATTTTTCCTAAGTCTTTATCTATCAACAACTTACGTCTAAAGATTTTTTCTAATTTTTTTTCTTGACATTACCGATCTATAGAGTAGAATCAAGAAAACGAAGGAGATAAAGATGCTCGACGGATATAAGAAAACCTATACGTTTGGCAATGGTTACGGAGCCAGCGTTGTTTGCAATCGGCACACCTATGGTGGCGACAGGGGGTTTTTTGAGGTTGCTGTGCTAGACATGGCCGGAGAGATTGTGTACGATACTTCTGTGACTAGCGATGTGATCGGATGGCTTGATTTTGATGGTGTTGCTAAGACGCTGCAAGCAATCCAGAATCTTCCAAAAAAGACTAATGTTTGACTTGACAAGCGTCGATCTATAGTATAGGATTTGAAGCATGACTGAAATCGAGATGTGGGCTACGCTAGCCATCTGGTTTATTGGTGGATGGTTTGTAGGTTCTACCGTTGGTTGGTATGCCTTTCTTTACGCTTTTAAACTGTTTAACGATTATCTGCACAGGAACTAAAATGGACGCTCTGATTGGTTTAAGTTTTGTTATTGCTTACGCTGGTTTTTTCTACTGCACTGTCTCTCTTTACGAAAAGGGTTGAATATGACTCACGCCGAAGCTGTTACTATGGTTCGTGGTAAGACTAACCGGACTAGCCGTAAAATTGGTAATAATACTCGTGGATATATCGAGTATGATGGTAGTGTTAGTATCGAATTGCATAGCACTAAGGTTGTGGTGTTGTATCCGAATGGCCTTGTGAAGTTGCAGACTGGTGGATGGCAAACGGTTACTACAAAGGATCGTATCAACCAGTATAGCCCCGTAAGAGTTTACCAAAGAAATTACGAGTGGTTTGTCAAGTTGAATGGCAAAGAATATCCATTCATCGAAAATATGGTGGTATCATGAAAAATATCAACCAGATTATTAGATCATTGCAAAAGGCAGGATTTAAAGTAGAGTTTGGTAATGGTAGTTTGGTAAAGCTATATCCTGTGGATTCGACTCAACCATTCTATTCTTTGCATATTGGTGAACGCGCTATTCATCCGTTGAAGAGATTTGCAAAGAAAAATTGGAATATCGAGTTGAATAAACTGTGACTTGACAAGTAGTTTTTTTGTGGTATGCTTGGTGTGTCTTCTAACTAATCGAAAGGAAAAGAAAATGAACGAGTTTGTTATTGCTGGTATGGTTTGTGGTGTTGTTGCTGTTGTTGGTTTCATCCTGTTTCATGTGTGTCGTGGTACTGCCGATACTCTAAGTAATGCTCGTATTGGTGGTGTGTATAACTTTCAGTACGAACAGCCAGTAACTGGTGATCCTGAGCGTTTTATGGCTAGGGTTATTAGTGTGCATCGTTTGAGTGCAGATAGTATTCAGAGACTGAATCGTACTAGCCGTTATCGTAAGCATGACAATCAGTTTGTGCGTACCACACACCTTGTTACTGCACAAACTCCGGATGGTAAGATTCGTAACTTCTATGCCGAACGTACTAGCAATGTTCGTCGCCCCCTCCTTGGTGGGGCGTTGTTCAAGAGCGGTTTGGCTGCGATGATTTTCTAAAAACCGGTCGCTCTTCCTAAGTTCTTATACCACAAGGACTTAGGGAGAGTGCGGCCGCAGCATTTTACTGTAAGTTGTTATCCCACAAGGACTTAGGACGACTAAAGTTTTGCTGTTGACAAGCCGATATTCTATAGTAGAATGATCGAAACGGAGAAAGAGATGAAACCGTATTTGTGGGCTGTGTGGCAACATAATCGTTTGATCGGTTATGTTCAATCTTTTAGTGAATGGGATGCTATGAGATATGCTCATTCTAAATATGGTAATGGATTGTATGTAGAAAGATGCCTACATTGTGTACCATCTAATCTTACGGATTCGGCTAGAGTGGCTGTAGTCAGTCAGAATACGGAGAACAGAAATGCTTCATGAATGTACCAAACAGTTGATTAGAAATCAGGTTGCAGATTTTTCGGAAAGGCTGATTACGTGTGCTGTAGAAAGAGACAATGAGGGGTGTTTGCAGGAGATGACTTCGTTTTATGAATTCTTTTGTGGGGCCTTGACAGTGGCTCTCAGGGATGGTAGAAAGAGTGCTGAACGAGTAAGCGTCAACTGAAAGGGAAAAGATGCCTAATTGGTGCCAGAATAATCTGACGATTGAGCATGATGATCTGTCTAAGGTAATGGAATTTGTTCTTGCCTATAAGGAAGGCAAGGTTTGTGACCATTATCTGCCCGTGCCAAGAGATGAGAAGGGTGAGGTTATCACAGATGAATCTAGCCCACACTACTGGTATACTTGGTGCATAAATAACTGGGGTACTAAGTGGGATATTGGTAGTGATAATAATGAGGCCCATGGATTGAAACCTACCGTTGTGGGTAATCAGGCCACTATGGCTTTTGATAGTGCGTGGAGTCCTCCGGTTGGACTCTACGAAAAGTTGCAAGAACTTGGATTTAGTGTAGAGGCTACGTATTTTGAGCCGGGTATGGCTTACTGTGGTATCTGGCATGATGGAGACGATCATTATGTTGAGTATACTCATAAGGATATGATTCCTAAGCGTATTTGGGATGACTATAATTTGGCTGACTTTTTTGTTGATGAGGAGGAGACTGTATGAGACCTTGTCCATGTGGCTCTACTAAAAATAGTTGGTGGGAAAGCGATGCTAGGGGTATTCCGCTGGCTAGGGTGTGTGTGGAGTGCAAGGAAAAGAAGTTGGGTAAGTTTAGACCGGAAGTGCTTGCCAACTCAAACTACTACGCAGACGAGCCTATCGAAGCCGAATAGGTGAATCGCTCTAAGTTCTTTGCCCAAGAGGACTTAGGGCGAGTTCGGCCGGCCGGGTTCGTCGTAAGTTCTTACGGCTAAACACTTTATGACTTGTTTCATTTTCTGCAACAACTGGCACACGCTTTGCTCTCTAAAGATTCCCTCTTGACTTGCCGATAAACTATGCTAGGATAGCAGCACACAGGAGAGAAACGATGAAAACAGCAAATGGTAATGATAAGTTGGGTAAGGAAAACTGCATTGTGGTGAGTCGCCCCGTTGGTGATACTTGCCCGCCCGATTGTGATTTTCTCGGAAACGGCTGCTATGCCGAGGACTTGGAAAATATCTATCCCGGTGTTCGTCCTGCTGGTATGCAGAATCTTATCACAGAAAAGAATCGTATTCGCTCTATGCTTGTGGATGCGGTCAAGAAAAACAAAGATGTCCGCTGGCATGAGCGTGGCGACTTTTTCAAGGATGGTAGTCTCGACACCGAGTATGTAGATAACGTACTGTGGGCGTGTGAGAGTATTCTTGCTAGTGGTGGTAGTCTGCCGACTATGTGGGCTTATACCCATATTTATGATAGTCGTTTATCTACCGAACTTGGCAAGTATATAAATATGTATGCTAGTATTCATGACGGCGAAGATATGCGACAGGCTAAGGCTGCTGGTTTCAAACTGTTCGCGTGGTGTGATAGTGATACTAAGATTGCACCTAAGCGTCCGCGTGGTAAGGCCAAGGCCGACGCATGGCGAGCATCTTTGCCGAAACTGGTTGTGCTGGAAGGTGAGAAGTTTATCACTTGCCCGGAAATCCGTCGTGGTCGTGGTGTTGTGACTTGCACACAAACGAAGAATAGCGTACACTGTGACTTGTGCCCGCGTGGTTTGGCTAACGTGTTGTTTCCATCACACTGAGGTATATATGGAAAACTGGATTTTTGTGAACGACCATAAGATTAGACACCGTTGGGAATGCCCAGAGTGTGATGGGCATTCGTATGTACAACCGTGGTATTATTCAGAGATGGGCGAGCCTATGTGTACTGATTGTGATAGTGATATGGAATATGTAAGAACGGAGTATAATAATGGCTAGTGTTTATGTTGGACAATATGATGATGCTGGAAGCAAAAATGCTTTTTACATTATTCCACAACGTAGGTTTGGTCGAAAGCGTATCGGATTCAAAGAGTTTGAAAATAAAAATGAAGCAGACTTTGCGTATAGGATTCAGAGTATTTTAGCAGATAAGGATTTGGCCCCAAAGGTTTATGGTCAAGTAGGACGAATCCAAAAGTCTGGTTATGATGGTGAGTTGACTGGCTATGGATACCTTACAGAAATTGCCCGACCTATGGCATACTGTAATGATGAATATTGTGATGGTGAGTGTTATGATAGTGATTGTAGAAATAGTAGTATCATAGCAGATATTGTGGGTATGTTAGATTTTTATGGATTGGCTTATAGTGACCATCATCGTGCGAACTTTGGGTATGTTCGACGTAATCGACAGTGGATTCCCGTTGTAATAGATGTTGGTATTGAAAGTTTTGATGGTTGGGATGAGAGTATTTATGGAGAGTTTCAGTCTGACGACGAAGAAAACTATGGATCGTGCAACTGTGTATGTTGTCGCCAATATGCTAATCCCGAAAGGTAAATCATGGCTAAATACTACATTAAGTGTGGAACATTGGAACTAATCTACTCATGCAACAAGGCTCCACGATATGCTGCTATGGATGCTATATGGGAATTAAATGATAATGATGTGCTAGACGAGCATATCTATTTGGATGAGCGAAGCTATAAAGACTATACTAATGCTGATGGTTTGACTACCGTTTTACACACTTCGCATATCTTGAAGGATGCAGGCTGGAGTTTGGAGTAGACCTAAAGCCTTGATCGTAAAGGACTTACGACGAGGCTGGCCGCAGGATGTTGACGTAAGTGCTTGTGTGGTATAGGGTTGCATCAACAGAATTTTTTCCAGAATTCCTATAGAAGCCTCTTGACAAGTGACGATAATGCTTGTAGAATACAAGAGTAAGACAAAACAAAAGTGATGGCGAGTTGGATAAACGTCGATAAAAATAGCCAACTCATAAAACGCAACCCTAATGGTGAGAGTGCTTATTTAGCCAAGCCACACTTTTACAAACATTCGTGGGTCCATGCTCGGGACTAGATTGGGATAAGCCATTACGATAAACCTACCGGCTGTAATGCAGCGGAAAGGTTGCCAGCGGGCTTATACGTTGGATAGTAGTGCCAATTTATGGGGGATAGCGTCCTCACCACGACCATACAATCCGGAATTATCCTTCATCGGGTAATAGAGTGAATTAACACCGCAACATTACGCTTGCGTTCTATCTTTCATCGGGTAGAATCACTGAAATAACAGCCGGATACCGAACAACCAGTAACCGCTCCCAAGAGCCAGACCAAAGTGACTGTTGCTAGCAGACTATCACTTTGCAGGGAGGATTTCCGTGGACGGTTTTTATAGAATCGGGGCGTAAAAGATTCGCTGGTTATAATACAAAAGGAGAAGATATGAATAAAGAAGAATCAGACAGAAACGCAGCGATAGTGAAGGTTCTCAGGGTTCTTAAAAATCCCATGCTGATTATGAGTCCTGCTAAAAAAGAGGCATTGACTTTAGCAGAAGAGCATGGTATAACGGTATCAGACTTGATTAGTGAATACGAAAAGATAGCAATGAGGGTATAATGGCTAAAACCGTAGACGTTGAACTGACTAAGGTGGAAATCGAACTGCTACATGGTCTGGTTCAAGACCATATTGATAGTGGTAGTTATTATGGTAATAAGAACTGGTTTCTGGTTATGCAGGCCAAGGTGTTTGAAAAGTTGGCCGATGCCTATTCTGAACTGGAGAATGAAGTATGAAAGCATACGCTATTATTTGTGAGTATGGGGCTGCTAGCATCCATGAATCTATTGAGATGATTTGTAAGACTGAAAAGATTGCACGATCATATTATAATGATGCAGAGTTTTACGGTAGGCCGATTGATATTCGTGAAATAGAGATTGTGACTAAGCCATATCAAAAGTCTCCCATATACTTGAAAAGCATCAAAAGGAAAAAGAAATGACCGTTAACGAACTTATTGAGCAGTTGAAGAACTATCCGGGCGATATGCGGGTTCTTACCCTTGGTTATGAGGGTGGGTATAATGATGTCAATCTAAAGACAGAGGAGATTGTATTCAATTTCTCCAAGAATGATGCTTGGTATTATGGGCCGCATGAGTGTGTGAAGTTTACTGATGGTGATACTGGTACACAATGCTTGATTGTTACGAGGGAAAAATAATGGAATGGAATAATTCTCATAAGAATCCGCCAGAGAGTGGACAGAAGATTTATTACTTTGGACCTAATATTGGTATAGGTATTGGTCATTATTCTTATCAAGAGAGTCGTGGATTCTTTCCTTACTATTACGATGAAATAGGCGTAAAGATTTACGAAAGAAAAAGAGTAGAACTCTGTCCCCATATTTTTACTAATGAAAATTTTGGGGTCGTAGATGCTTGTGATGCTCCTTACTGGCTTCCTTACGACGAGGAACGAGCAAAGAGTTGGTGTCCTATTATTCCTGAAAAGTATACGAAAGATTTGTACGATTGAATATGGAACTTAAAACACTTAGTGATATTTGTCCATGTGGGGCGTGTGAAGTTTTGGTGTGGAAATATGACAATAATGGCTTAATCTGGAACTTTTGCCAGCAATGCTATTGGTGGTATGTCGCAAATGATTGACACATAAAGACTTATGGCAAACCGGGCCGGCCGAATTCGTCGTAAGTCCTTGGATATAAGCCACTTAGGATTTTTTCAAGATTCTCTCTTGACTGTACCGATACTATATGTATAATTGAAGCATGGGAGCGTAGACCAACGGCAGAGTCAAAGGACTTAAAATCCTTCAAGTGTGGGTTCGAATCCCACCGCTCCTACTAGCAAACAGATGCGGGCCGCTGGCAGAATGATATCAAAGAAGCCACGGTTAAATGCAAGGCCGAGTATGGCATAACCCGACTGTTTGTATTTGCTAATCCTACGGATTCGCTGCCGTTGCTGATAGTCAGTCAGAAGTAGGGGTCTTGACAAGAGTGACTCGATAAAGTATATTGTGCAGACAGGAGAACTTTTATGGTTGCTTTTGCTGATAGAGATCGACAGTTGGTGGCCTCTTGTGTTCATTGTGGGGCCGAATATATTTTGTGGGTAAATGAACAGGATTTTCTTGACTGGACTAGTGACTCAGGGTATATTCAAGATAAGTTGCCCTATCTTAGTGCTGATGAGCGTGAGTTGTTAATTAGTGGTACTTGTGGTAAGTGCTGGAAAGATATGTTTGGGGGCATGGATGATGAGGAAGATGAAACAGAATAAGTTACACGCCGAAGTTCGATTCCATCTGTCTAGTGGCAAAAACTATATGCACTGGCAGATAAAGATTATGCAAGGTAGCAAAAAAGTAGATGTATACTACTACAATCCGACCGAATACCAATTGGAGATGGTTGGATGCAAGCTGGTGAATCGCCCCAATAAGGCCAAGCAGGTATTTGAGGCTGGTGTGCATGATGTTAGTGGCTGGGTAAAGTGTGAAGAGGTTCGTCCTGTTCGACAAATGCCAGTTGACAATCTTGAGAAGTTGTATTATAATCCCATTCGTGACCCGTACTGGCGACGAGAAAGCGATAGTAATGAGTTTATTTGGGATAATAGCGAATACGCTACGCTAGTTACTAGTGGCAAACAAGTTTACGTTTTGGAGGAAAGAACATGATTAACATTGGCATGACGATTCGTGAGATGGTTGCTCTGGCTTCTAACCCCAGTTGCACTGGTGATCTGTATGAGAGGATCATCAAGGCCATTGAAGAGGCTACCGGCAATACCATGATGATGGTGGCTTGTAATGGTGTGAGATATGATGGTCAGTTTTGGGACCACAAGATAGCAGCCATCAAAAGCTTGAGACTCTCTACGGGCTGGGGTCTTCGAGAGGCGAAGGATTGGGTTGAAAACTGTATGCATAATGGTAGGACGTATTATACTCCTACTATGACTGCCGAGAAGGCTCGTGAATTGAGCGAGTCTTTGGAGAAGCTCGGTTGTTCTTGCTGGACAACCCCTGCTTGACATAAAGCCTTGACCCTAAACAACTTAGGGCAAGGCCAGCCGCAACATTTTGACGTAAGTGCTTATGTGATAACACTTTGCAACAAATCAAAGAAAAACGAATTTTCATTCAAGAGAAGGACTTGACAGTGACGATACACTAGGGTAGAATGATAGAAACGCAACGCAAGTGGCTGCCACGATGCCAACGCTAGAAACCTTCATGGCAGACTTGACAAGCGGTAATCAGTTATGTATACTGGTTATGTTGGTTCCAGTTTGGTTTACTTTACTACTTGGAGGTTTACTATGAAGGCTTTTAGTTTCAACGTGACGATTGCTGCCGATGGTCTGGATACGGATGTTATTGAGGATACGCTTCGTCAGGCTCTTACTGACGGTCTGCCCGAGGAGACTCTTGCTCTCGTCAAGGCCGATGGTGTGAAGGAGTATAGCGAGCAGGGTTGGAAGGTTGCTCGTAATCGTAAGTTCGGTATCGGTGTCAAGGAGGCTGGCGACGGCCACAAGGCTAAGTCATCCAAGGTGGCTGCGGAGGCAACCGCCTGACATTGACAAACTGGACTGTGCCAGTATAAATAGCATTTAGGCACAGTGCGGCGGGGTAAAACCCGCGTATGAGGCTCGTTGCAGTGCCCAAGGTGCAACCTAGAGAAGGTCTAACCAACCAGATAAAACGGGTGGTTCCGTTGAAGTTATCGACCCTCTAGCGTATAATTATGATAGGATGGTAAGACGATAACACCATCAACCTGCATAGCCTCTATGGGACGCCGTGGGGGCTTGCAGTATTGACGGCCCCGTAGTTCAATGGATAGAATAAGTGACTTCTAATCTCTAGATGCAGGTTCGATTCCTGCCGGGGCTATTTATGAAAGATGACGCAAAAACTACGGAAGATTTTTTGAAGGCTTGTGAGCTGCTCCTAAACTCTTTGAGAATAAAGACTTAGGAGAAAGACGGCCGGCCGGATTCGTCGTAAGTCCTTAGCCGTAAAGACTTTAGAATTTTCTAAAGTTGAGTGTTGACAGAGGCCGATACGTAGAGTATGATGATACCACGCAGAAGGAGAGGCGAACGGATGATTCAATGGATTGGAGTGATTATTGCTCTGTTGGGTTTTGCTTATAATGGTGTAAAAGATTATCAAAAAGGTGATATAAAATTACCAAAACTGCCACAAAAACAAGTATTGACAAAACCAGTTTATCCGATACAATACTGTCTAATGGCTTACGATCCTAATGTTGAGAAGGTTTTTTACTTACACGAAAATGGACAATGGCATGATTACGCTCCACAACAACGACGATATGCAGCGACCACGACGCAACATCATCAAGGTCAAGAAGGTTATGCCGTGGGAGGTTCGACAGGGACACAAGGAGCATCGGGATACGGTTATGGACAACAGACCCAAGCGCCTTCGCACACGCCGAGATATTGAGCGATCATGGCAAAAGGAGTATGAATAATGTATCACTATATTACAGTGCAAATTGTGATGCGTGATTGCGAATCTAAAACAGACGCTAAAAGAAAGTGTGTACAACTTCTACCATGTCATCCAGATGAAAATACTAGGCATATGGAATCTTGGGAAATTATAAAAGTGGTAGAGGCTGGACAAGACCTAGGATCGAGAGTATGATATGTAAGCGTCCTGTCTACCCATGTGGATAGAGGGATCTTGACTCGTCAGAGATGGCGAGTCTTGCAAGCCGACGTAACTCAGTGGTAGAGTAGTTGTTTTGTAAACAACCTGTCGGGGGTTCGATTCCCTCTGTCGGCTCTCCGGGGTAGTGTAACGGTAGCACTAGAGATTTTGGTTCTCTTTGTCTGGGTTCGAATCCTAGCCCCGGAATTGTAAATGATGTCCGATAGCTCAACGGTAGAGTAGGCGGCTGTTAACCGCTTGGTTCTAGGTTCGAATCCTAGTCGGACAGTTTGGAATCTTGGCCGAGTGGTTTAAGGCAGCGGTTTACTAAACCGCCGAGGGTTAAAATCCTCCGGGGGTTCGAATCCCTCAGATTCCGCTAAAGGTTGGGGTTGACAACTGCCGATAACGAATGTAGAATAGAACACACGGGGCGTAAGGTAAGCCGGTTGCATCCGACACTCTTATAAGGTGTTCATAGGTACGTTCGACTCGTACACGCCCTACTTTTATGCTTCGGAGGCTGACGTTTGAGTTACGGTGGCTGGCCCCATCGTCTAACGGTTTAGGACCTTGGATTTTCGTTCCAAGTATCGGGGTTCGAATCCCCGTGGGGTCATTTGACAAATCGATAACGGTGTGGTAGACTCTTGGAATAAGAAAGGAATTATAGATGAAAACCGTAAAGGTTTATGATATTCTAACTTATGATGGACAGACCCTAGCCGATATCCAATTAGAAATGCACGACGAATATGAATGGATCGACATTTTTTACAAGTTGGATGAGCTGACAGGACAGGACATTGACAGTTATAGTTCTCATGAGGTAGAATGATAAGGCGGGCCTCTAGCTCAATTGGCAGAGCAAGGAGCTTTTAACTCTTAGGTTCGGGGTTCGAGTCCCCGGGGGCCCATTGATAAGTGTTGTTTGTTGGTGTATCATCATGTTACCAAGGAGAGAGTTATGAATTATTACGAAGATTATGACTATGACTATCATAGCATGGCTAACGACGCTTATTATATCGAATATCAAGAAGATGACATAAACGAACCTTGGGATATTGATGATATGGATTATGATACTAATGATATCAAAGAATATGAAAACTATTATCATGATATCATAGACGATATAGAAGACTAATTTTAGTAACGGACGCAGCTTGGTGGGACAAGTTATCATTTCTTTATTCCTTTCTTTCTAGTACGTTCGAATCGTACCGTCCGTTATATGATTACCATCGATACTCATCGAAAAACTAAAGATGGTAAAGTGATTCAGGGTTGTTCTCATACTTCTCTGATTCTGAATCATAAAGAACGTAATGCTATTGTTATGAAAGCAGTAGCGGATCTAAGGAAACTTAGCTTTGATAGTATCGTCTGTAGTGGAACAAGCGGATTATTAGTTGTTCCACAAATAGCAGAAATACTAGATAAGCATATAATAGTAGTGCGTAAACCAAGCGAGAAAAGATATTCCATTTTTGAAATAGAAGGAGTAACACCGCATCATTATATTATTGTTGATGATCTTATTTGCTCAGGAAGTACCATAAAATTAATCAAGAAAACTTTACACAATGAATGTCCGCGTTCTATATGCGTAGGAGCTTATTTCTATATGCCTCACGAATGTGCATATGTTGGTGAGGATGGCTCTAAACTTTTTCTGAGGGAGTACGGCATCCCTGCTCTAAATCCTTTCCCGCAAAGGACTTAGGGCGAAGCCGCCCGGCCCACCTTGACGTAAGTCCTTATTTCTCAACTGGTTACATCGCAAAAATTTTTTCGCAAGTTTGGTACTTGACACTGCCGATATGTGTTGTATACTTGGCGTATCAGAGTTGAAGAGTTCTAAACACGAAAGGGTTGATTATGCCTGCTATGGTTGAAAAGATGATGTTTGTTGGTTCTACCCCTTGGCACGGTGAGGGTACGCAGTTGGATGAGAATCCGTCTATCAGCGAGGCCATCGTGGCCGCTGGTCTGGATTGGGAAGTCGGAACGAAGCCGCTGTTTACGGCAGAAGGCGAGGAAGTCAATGCCAAGGCGACTTTCCGCAAGACCGACAATCGTGTGCTGGGAGTTGTGGGTCCGCGTTATACCCCTCTCCAGAATCAGGATGCGTTCGATTGGTTCCAGCCGTTTCTGGATGCTGGCGAATGCCAGTTGCATACTGCTGGTTCGCTCTCCGAAGGCGAGAAGGTTTGGGTGCTTGCCCAACTGAATCGCTCGAATAGCGAAATTGTTCCGGGTGATGAGGTGAGCAAGTTTATTCTGCTCTCTAATAGTCACGACGGTTCAACGTCCATTCGTGTCGGATACACTCCGATTCGCGTTGTCTGCGTCAATACTCTTGCCGCTGCTCATAGTAGCAAGGATAGTCAACTGATTCGTATTCGTCACACCCGCTCCAGCAAGACCAATCTGGACAACGTGCGTGACATTATGGACAATATCAATGCTCAATTTGAGGCGACTGCGGAACAGTATAGATTCCTCGCTTCAAGAGATTTCAACCAGAACGACGTTCGCAAGTACGTCAAGGTGCTTCTCGGTATCGACAAGACTGCCGACGAGGACATCAAGACTCGTACCAAGAATATCATGGATGAGATTCTCACGCTCGTCGAAGGTCCGAAACAGGCTGCGGTTGGGGTTCGTGGAACGTGGTGGGCTGCCTATAACGGTTTCAACGAATATCTCAACTACAATAAGGGTCGCACGGTTAGCAATCGTCTCGACTCTCTCTGGTTCGGCCAGAATGGAGTTGACAATCTCAAGGCTCTAAATACTGCGATGGATTTTGCCAACGCAATCTAATCTCTCTCCTTTCGTGGCGTGGCTCGGGGAGGCCGTCCCTCGCAAGAGGGGCGGCTTCCTTTTTTATATATGCGAAATGGCACACTAAGCGTAAGTCATTGCGGCATAAGGACTTAGATCAAAATGGGCCGCCTAATTTCGTCCTAAGTTTAGTATCCATAAGGGTTTACGACAAAAGACTATAGACTCAGACCCCCAGTGACGATATACTATATGGGTAGTTGACGTAAGGTGTTGACTGGTAAGGATTTAGGAAGAAATAGTAAAAGTGAATGTATAAAAAATAATGTATAATTTTGTATCAGCTAATCCGCCAGATTTGCCGGTCATGCCGACAGTCAGTCAGAAGATTATGATCGTAACTCTAGATTCTTCAAGCACTTGCGTCAAGTAGCAGAGTGTGTTATACTATAGTTACATGCGGTGGTACTATGCTTATATTTATAATTGTATTTTTTATGATCTACATGCTGGATGAATATTCATAGTCGCACCTAATCCTTTCAGTTTGGCGGTCGTGGTGATAGTCAGTCGGTTTCTATAGTCCTTTGTTATGCAGATAGGAAACATAATGGGTATAACTTTTCCACTCAAGCTTATTACTTTGTCTATTGATCTTGGTATTGGTTCTGATGAGTGTGATATAAAGTCTAAGGAAAGTATAGCAGAATTTTTAAATAAGAAACTTTACGAAGACCCTGAGTTCTTTGGGGATTTTGGTCCAGAAAATATATTAGATATAAAAGATATAGATTAATATGAAACTAATACATCACGGGAGACAACATCTAAAAGATAATAATATGACATATGCCCAGCACTGGAAATTTGCTGTTGGACATGGGCTTTTATGTTTAGAGGCTGGATTATTTCTTATAGTACATGGTTTTTTCCCATGCTTTTTCCAACGAGCCGGATCAGTATTAGTAAGAATATTAAATAAATCTTTTGATCAACATAAAAAGGATATCAAAAAATGCAAGTAGATATATCAAAACAAGAAGCATGGAAACTATTAGATGCTATTGAAGCATATAAAAAAGATTATAGCTTGACTGCTCCTGTTACTAAAATGTTTACTAATATAACTAAGAAACTAAAAGACATAGTTTCTGACTCTTGACGTAAGTTCATATTCCTCAACCTGTTGCGTCAAGGTCCAGCTAGTGGTATAATGGTAGACTGCGCCTGTGATTTCTTTTCTTTTACAAAATGGAGAATAATGTATGACAAATAATTGTTGCAGATGCTGGATGTGATTGGCTAGAACACTCCCGACATGTACTTGTTATAGTACCTTGTCGTGTAAACTTGTCAACCACAAAATTTTGGAAATCTCACTATGGTATTTATTCTTTTGTTGATGGTGCTTCTGGCAGACTAAGGGGTATATTAGTATGTATTACTCTAAGAGATATACTCTCACCCGCTCTGCATAATATATAACCTAATTCTTAGATTTGTCAAGACCCAAATTTATCTTAAAGGGAACTCTTATGAAAATCGAACCTAAATCTATATCTTATGACGGCTTAGTGTGTGATCTATTATTTCAACAGGTTCCTAAGCCTAAAAATATGATAACGTGCAAAGCTGTGAATGTTTTTGATAATCGTTATCGTATTAATGTTTATGCTAAAACTATTATTGATGACAATGGATTAGAGGGACAAAAAATAGCTTATAGTTGTTTCGCTAGACTTGATGACAACAAGTTTCTCAGAATAATAGATCCTGCCCCAACAGGAAATATGGCTCTTTAATTTGTCTTATCTAACCCTTCGGGTTTGCCACAGTTGCTCATAGTCAGTTGGATTATGGGCCACTTGAAAAATCATCATCTTGCCATCATGACCCCTCAACCTAGTATAGAGTGTTGAATGAACACTCATGGTATCGTTATGGCTAGTAATGATAATATGGTTATTAATTCATGGATTTTGTTTAACTTTTTTATTTAGGAGACTATGTATGAAGTATATTCTACTAGTTGCTTTAATGCTTGTTCCAACAGTTTCATTTGGCGGCGAATGTGTTAACGGATCTTGTAAGCTACGAAGTCGTGTTGTTAATGTAACACGAGAAATTGTTAGCGTTCCGGTTCAGGTAACTCGTCGCACTGTTGAAGCAACCCGTAATCTGGGACGAAGAACAGTAAATCGCGTTCGTGATGTTGTTCGTTGAACCATAATCGTATTTTCATAAGCCCCGGAGGAGTAAAATCTTCCGGGGTTTATTTATTCAAGGAGGAATAATATGAGAATTTGTATGATAGTTTTTATTCTTAGTTTTTGCTCTATGTTTAGTGCGGAGGCCGCTAGGCCAAAGTATTATTCTTATAGTCAGCCAAAAAGTGTGACCCAAAGTTATACTATTAATGTGGGAGGAGATGATCAGAGTAGATGTCAAGCAGAAGCAAACTACATGGCATCAAATAATATTACTGGTCATGTTTGGGGAACAATAGGAAGCTTTGAAGGT